GCAGTTGTTTAGGATCTATGCGATGCGGCAAAAGATTGCTGCGTTGAAAAAAAAATTAGCGAAGAAAGGCGGGAGGATTGATAAAAAAATTCCTCGAGAGCAGTTGGCCATGCTCGAGAACCAGGTTTGGCTCTCGCAGCCTTGGGTTTTGAACGAAGACAACTAGGGCATCAACCACTCTAAATTGCCCGGTTCTCCTCCTGCGAGTTGGATGCCAAAATTAATAGCATCACCTATTCCGCGTAGGTTTGCTGCAAAAGCCTCAACTTGTAAACCGTCTTCAAAAGAAGCGCCCTCTTTTTCCCATTGTTTAGCTTGTTTTAAAACTTTCGCTCTATTCGTTCCGATAATTAAATCGTTATGAAAAGTTATCATGTAATACACTTTCACCGTTTTGCTCCTGTTTTGTTTGCTTACTAGTGTTATATGGAAAACTCGGTGAAAAGTAAGCGCGAGCAAAAAAAAATTTCGGTGAGTGAGGGCCTAGCCCTCTCCACCCCCACCCCGGTATGGTCAGAAGGGGGGGGGATTTGTAAGTTATTGATTTTATTACACTTCTTGATCTGTCTGTGTATGGCTATGTGTACAACCATACAGCCCATCCACAAGCATACACCCATAAGCTCTTGTTTTTATTGATCTTTTTCCGTTTCTTCCCCACGCATTTGCCCTCCCTGCCTCTCTTACTGCGTGAGAGAGCGGGAATCTTCTATCGCCAGTGTATTCTTCGGCCTTACCACTGGCTTGCAGTAGGCCGTGATGTTCTGCTGCGCACCTGAGTTCATTCGGTCCTTTGATGTTGCCTGACGTTCCGTGTATAGGGCGTGACGGTTACAATCAAAGGCGCTTTGAAATAGCAGCCGAGGATCGCTCTCCGCGTCACTCCCCTCGATCACTATGACCAACAGGTACAACATCTTCACTGTTGATATCCTTCAATGCTTGTAGATGTTCTGACTGTAAATTGATTTGAACAGCTGGTCCTTGCTTCTCACCGTATCGCTCAGGATCTACCTTCCCAGCGATCCAACGTCTAGCATCAATCCTTACCTTTGCGATCTGCGCGTCAGCCGTATCGATGCAAGAGTCTGCGATCTTGATCGTCTCATCGGCCAACGTCTCCGCAAAATGTCTCTGAGCTCGCTTATAATCATCCCTACGACCAGGTTTACGATCCAACCAGCCATACCATATACGCTTGGATACCTGGTATTTCCTAATCGCCTCAGTAACCGGGAGCCCGGTTGCCAAGTCTTCAAAAATGTCTTGCTCGCTCAAATCTAACCGAGCGTACAACTGCTTAGTAATCTTCTGTCCAGCCACTCTCATCAACTCCTATCTCTCTTAAAATATCACTCTCGAGCTCATCAAACTCGTTATACCCGCTTTTAGGCATGGTCATTGCCTCACGCTCCCAATCCGTTGCTCGGCGCGTCAGAGGCTTAGGTTTTGCCTCTGGCACCGTCTGTAATTTACGTTCACGAATCGGCCTCGTAAAGTAACTTTCTCTCGTGTTAAACCTTAGTCCGCATTGTTTACACTCTCTTCTGCGTATAACGCTCTGAGAGTCCTTCTGAGTGTCCACAACGAAAGTTAGACCTGAGCACTGCGTACAGATCACAAAAGCTCTCCTTGGCCCTCAGATTTGCTCTCACGAGGTTTACCGCGAACAACTCTTGCCACTTGGTCCAACGCAGAACGATTCGACACCATTGTGCTAGTGAACCTAAGCACCCGATACCCATGTTCGAGGGCCAGGTTATATTTCTCACAATCTTTGTGAAAACCAGCCCCAGTCGTATGCCTTCCACCCGACCAGGTTCCTCCCTCGATCTCGGCAACCAACCAATGCCGAGGGAAAAGAAAATCAAACCGAAACCTTCGACCAGGTATCAGCATTTTCTCCCGCACATATCGGATGCCAATTTCATCCAATTGTGCGGCAAACTTCTCCTCCAACTTACTCATAATTTGCGCAACTGCGTAGGTTGCGCAATATCTATATATAAGGAGCAACCTACGCACTTACGCACACCTCCTAAAGCATTGATTCCATTACAGTTTTTCCTTGCGTAAGTTCCTCAAACAAACTTACGCACTCTCGAACTTACGCACTTCTGCAAACCCTTGGTGTATAAGGCTTTGCGAGTGCGTAGGTTATAAAAAGTGCGTAGGTTCGCAACTTACGCACTTACGCACTTACGCACTTTTTCCGAGCAAATAACCAACTAAAAACCCGGCCACAAAAATAATCTCGATCACTTATGTCCATTCCTCTTGAGCACTACCTGACTGCCATATGCAGCAGCAATTACCCCCGCCATTGAGATATAAAAGAGGTCGCTAATTGACCCAATTGTTTGCAGCCGATCAGCATCGATGGGTAGTAATGCCAGGAACGGATAAACGCACATGGCAGTAATCGCCAGCCAGCTTTGCGACAACATGGTCGAGTCTTTCTCGAGCTTGCTGGCCAGTTGTGCTTCTTCCTGCGTAATTTTTCCATCACCATCTATGTCTAGTTCTATATCCGGGCTCATTTGTCCTCCTTAATTTGTTCGTTCAACACGATCCATGCTTTAGCTGCTGTTTGTGGCACTACTCCATTGCCCAAGAGCCTAAGTCTGTCCACCCGGTCGGCAATCCCATGAGCCACTCGACCCACGTTGGGTTCAACGTCCCAGATTTCTGTTCCACTGCATAATCCAGTCGGCTTCTCTTCTTGTCTTTGCCGTCCTTCCTGATGTTCGTTTGACCTGACCCCTTGTAAGCTGAAGCTGTCGGGGTTGGCCAGTTCTTCTTTGGGTTGTCCGATAGACTGTCGTTCACTGCCGCTCCTATATTCCAGCCGTGTCCTCCTGTCTCGTGCGAGGGTGCTACTCCTGTCCCTCCTGTCATCGCTGTCGGGGTTGGCCAATTCCTCGGTTCTTTGTGTACTTGCATCTGAACTTGTTGGGTTAGCCCATACTGTGCGTTCCTCCCTGTTTTCTTGTCGTATAACCTCTCGCCAGTTCTCGGAGGTTGGCCGTCTTTCGTTTGCAACCTCTCCAACGTGATACCGGGATCTTGCGCTGCGGGAGTTCGCCAAAATAAAGACTCTTTTTCTCTGGTGAGGTGCGCCGACTTCAGACGCGCTGAAAATTCCAAACGTCGTTTTGTAACCAAGTCCTTCCAGGTCTTCGATGACTTCTCGGAGTCCGAGAGAGATGTGTCCTTCGACGTTTTCGAAGAAACACTGAACAGGTCTAACTGCTTGAATGATGTCGTGGATGTACGGCCAGAGGTGCCGGGGATCGTCTTTGCCTTTTCTTTTCCCTGCTGCTGAGAATGGCTGACAAGGATAGCCGCCAGTGAGGAGGTAAACTCTGTCTCGAAAGCAGTCCACTGGCAGGGTTTTAAGATTCGACCATATAGGCGCGGCATCCAATTGACCCGCTTCCATCTTTGCAGCCAGGTTCGCAATGGCGAAAGCTTCGATCTCCACATGAGCGACGACTCGATGTTCAAATCCGGCAAGCTCAAGTCCTCGCTCGATGCCACCATACCCGGTGCAAAGGCTAAGGACAGTGGATAGTTCTGCGGGAGAATCCACAATTTATTTCTTCTTCCTCAGTGCAAATATCTTGTCAGCGCTGCGCAGCCCAAAGGACGCACTAATGGCCAGGAACAATAAATAGGTGTACCACTCATCGAGCTCGTTCAGCACATTAAAGCCATGCCGCACTCTCTCGATGATCTCCGGGTTATCAACGAACACGCCGTAAAAGATAGCGATCAATGGCGAGGCCAGGATCAAGCACCAGAACTCATCCTTGTAACTGTTGGTTGTAGCATCAGCCATCTTGCTTTCCCAATCACTGGTGCTCTCCAACACCTTCATCTTTTGCGAGTGCTTTGCTTGAGCTAACTCGCCCCTGTTCTTAATTATTGACCCGGCAATGTTCGCCACTGGCTGGATCAAACTGGTTAATAAACTCATCGCTCCTCCTCTTTCAGTTTTAAGTGGTGCCACTTATCAATCACG